NGCTCCCCACAGCTTGGCTTCCCGCAGGTTGGCTCCCCGCAGGTCGGCTCCCCACAGGTTGGCTTCCCGCAGGTTGGCTCCCCGCAGGTCGGCTCCCCACAGGTTGGCTCTCTCACCACCAATTTTATCTTCCAACCAGTGCTTGTGTAGTCGCAATGTTTTAGCCAATTTTTGTTTATTCATCCCACTACTCCTTTCAATAATTGTCCTTTTAGTCTATGGGGGTAGGTCATAATGGATTTGCCTTTTCCTGTTCTCAATCTCAATCGCTTTGTCTAAATATTCATCCTCAAACCATTCCACTCCCAAATCATGGTATGTGGGGAACAGTGTCAGGACTCAAAGCACCCGCACGGCAATCATAATGGTGGTCATCAACAAACTGCTTGGAGGGGCAGATCCAGCAGGTTTTCTCGTCAACCAACAGCTATCAACCTCCCATATTCGCAAAGCGGGCTTCGCATTGTATCTTCCCCTCGACCACACACTGCACGCACTTCCATCCTCGCATACAGTGAAGAGGCCAGACCTGATATACCTCGCCGAATACTCTGACCTTCAGCATACCGGGCTTTGTGTCTGGCACGTATTCCCTCACTCCGTAACCTTCGCGGTGTCCTGTTTTTTGACTCGCCATGCTCATAGGATTACTCAGAGCACTTCACTCTAACAACAGACAACCCTTGATGAGCTGGGCAACCATTGTCAAACCACTCACACTCTTCACCCATACACTCGGCGGCCTTACGTGTAACTGTAATAGAGTGAGTAGAAACAGTGCTTGGTGCTACCTGCTTCTCCACCATAATGCTCTCTGTCATAGTTCCCGCTTTTAGAATTGGACAAGTTTTCATCGTTCACCTCCTTTGAAATGACGCCTCGTTTGTTTCATCAAAACCTTGACCTCGTGAGTATCCTCAATCGCAGGCTCAAGAGTAATATCGTTATGATTACGGGGATAGTCGAGCTTCAGACCATACCTCTCAAACTGCAACTGAATCAGCATTGCTCTTATTTCGTCCGACCGGTCTCTGCGTAGCATCATCCATAGTGTAGGCATCACAGTTCTATATCACTCTCTACTTTGATAGTATCTAACCTCAAAGCCATGTTCCGCAGCTTCATCAATAAGTTCGTGTTTCTGGTGACCTGTACCGATTACAAGGATTAGTATATCTCTTGACCGCCCTGTTAAATCGGATTCATCAAACACATAAAAAGATTTCTGTCCCCAATCATAGCCCTTACGCTTCCAGTCATCGTATTGGTCATATGTCCCAGCTATCACACCAATCTCACTATAGATAATCTGGTATTTCTTCACTGCAAAATCCTAGCTATCTGCTCTATAGGCCCCAGTCCTTGAGTTGGGCTTGCCATTCGCACCATTTATCAGTTTTTCTATTAAACATTCTGTTATCCTCTATCCACTCCACCACTTGTTTTATCCCTGCCTTGTGTAAATTAACCAAGTGGTCGGGCGCATAAATTAGCATCCCTGCCTTCATACAAGCTTTAATCCACCTTTTATACTCTTTCTGTTGACCTCCCTTGAAGGAGATTTCGGCTTGGGCATTCCTTACAAACTGCTCACATTCAAAGCAGTCCTTATGCCCGTGAGGGAATAACTCCTTCCTCTTTTTCCTAGTTTGTTCTGGCATCATCACGGTGTCTTTAGCTTTCATTCTTCAATACCTCCAATATCTACTTCTATCAGCTCAGGTTCCTTAGCCCTGGCTTCCCAGTAGACTATGTATCGCTTTATGAAACTGGGACAGGGATATTCCTTGAACCGCTTGATATGTTTGCTCACGTCAGTTTTGTTCGTGATAGAGTTCCACAGAATGAACTCGTGCTCATTGACTGCCAGCCCATCGGCTCCAAGTAGGTCACGTTTCATATACATCACCTTGCCTTTGGCGTACACGTGCTGTAGTCTCTCAAGATACTCTACCGTGTAGCCGTCAGCCTCAAACCACTTCTTAGTCTTGACTTTATAATAGTTGCCCTTGTTAGCCATGTTCCTCAAACTGCTTTTCTGTAATCTCTATGGTCATTTGTTAAATAGGCTGAATCGGATAGCCAGCCTCATCGTACTCCCAATCATCAATCAACTCAGGATTGTCATGATTAAAATTATGGACACAATCGTAGTCATCGCATCTATAACAAGGCTGTCCCATTGGATTACTTACGCCATCCCAAATCTCTAATTCCTCGTCAGTATATGAGCAAGTCATCTCTCCCTCCAAACAAGAGTCATTATCTGGACGGTATACGGCTACTGTCTATGCGTTTAACCTCTGTTATACGCATACTATAGTGCTGCCAAGCTATGGTTTTTGCACCAAGAGACAAAGACTCTATCCGCCTTAACTGGTGCCCCTTGTGCTTCAATCTCCCGCCTGATTTCAATAGGAGCTAAATTGAATTTTTCTGCCATCTCAAATATAAGTGCTTCCTTTTCAGTGTGCGAGACTCGGTCAAAATCAAGCAGATAGAAATCAGCTTCTTGCCCAGCTAAATTACCTCTGCCAACTGGTATCGGGCATGTGATAGGCACATTCCCATCGGGTGGAAAGATTCTTTTCCACATCTCTTGCCTTTCGGTCTCTATTGCTCTAGCATGACATTTACAATCCTTCATAACTTTTCCCTCCTTCACGTTTAATACCCATTAAACGCTTAGACGGTATACCGTTACTGTTTCCCCTTCATTGGGCGGTAATCTTCACCGCTATTGACCAGATTCCCCATAGTAAGGAGTTATATCCTCGAATGTGGTTCCCTCATCCTCATACCGAAAGGTCCAGGCCATATTCTTAGGATGAAGTGTTTTACTTGCTGGCACTTTGGCATCTACTATTTTCAATTTGCTACTGTCCATTGCTATATAAAGTGCCGAATCCTTCAGCGTCTGTTCCCCACCAAAAGCTGTATCGCGAGTCGAGGGCTTCTGCAAGCCTATAACGGCCACACTATTATTCAGCTTCTTTCTGATCTTAGAAATCGATGCTCCTATGAGGTAGAAGTCCATACCATCTGGGGCATCAATATAATCAATGACGTAGAGAGTATCCGGTTTCTTGATATAATCGTGGAAATTCTCTGAAACAGGATAGACCGTAAACGGTGCGGGTTTTGGTATCTCAATGTCCATCGCAGAAAACCTGTCCCGCATCTGTTCTCTGCCACCTTCCATATTGCTCAGGAGTATAGTATTCACATGAAGCATATTCAGAGCCACTGTTCGGTAGAGGAATCCAGTCTTACCAGAACTCTTTGAACCAGCGACTATTGTTGCCGTGTTCGGGTAGATAAATACATACCTCCTTAAATCAAACGGTAGAATCAGGGGGAAGTCCTTCTTTGCTTCTGCACCCTGCCAGTCCACAGGCTGAGCGGCATTCTGTATTGCCCGATAATACCCATCTCTCCTACCGACCGACTCACATATTGGCTCTGAGCTATGACAAAAATCCCATAAATATTTTCTGATCTTTGAATCATCCTGAGGAGTAAGTTGTACCCTATCAAGCCCGCATACGCTCTTATAATGGAATTCACCGGTAGCAATGGTTTTTATCCACTGCTCAATATCATACTTCGTGAATTCTGGCAATTAGCGCTCCTAATAACAATAGTAACAACGGTAACAATGGTAACTCAGTAACTTCAGTAGCAGAAAATAACTTCAGTAACAACAGTAACACGAGGCTAAAACTGTTTGCGTCAAGAGGAGACACGTGTAAAGGAATTGATAGCTTTATTGTTACCCCCCTATATATATTTATTTAATAGTATATTTAGTACCTTGCTTAGCAACCGTCTTCTTATGCACTAACTCACCTACTTTTGCTTGAAGATTAAGAAGATCGGCTTTTACTTGCTCAACTTCTCTAGTATCTGATTCTGGTGAAACATCACTACCTGGGTCAGCCCAGCCATGATATTGGCAAAGACTTCTGTAATAAGAGTAGGATATAGGGAAGTCAAAATCTTCTGGCCGTACCGGATGATAGTGCTCTGGCTCCTCCTCATAGCACTCACAGAATAACCAAGCATAGGGAACGACCGAACCGTCCTTCCTTTTAAGCGGGATTAGTGCAGTATCCTTGCATTTACCGCATTTGTATTTGTCAAGCTGAGGTTTCGCCATATCGCCTCACTTCAGGTCTGTATCGGTGAAAATGTTTTTTGCCACAATAAGCACTTCACCATCATCGTATATATGGATGCCACAAAAGTCAGTGAATACTCTGTTAGCCTTTCCATAGACTAAACCCCACACAGACCAAAATGGACGGTTATTAAAATCCCACCTATTCCACTCTTGGCACTTCATTATGCCCATGCCTTGAGCTTTGAGCCACAACTTCAACGCTTTCTCGGCTGGTCTATAATCCACTTCCCTAGTTGGTTGGACACTCATCTATGCCTCACTTGTTACATCCTGTCCTGAAATGTTAACTAGCTGAACTCACCTTTCTCAACTCTGAGAGATGACCCTCCAGTGCCCACCACATCATAAAGCACATATTCGCCACGTCAATTACTTCGGTTATATCATCGAATTGCTTCGCCATAAGCTCTCCTATTTCCTCAACGAAGTGATAGTATAAGCCATCATAATCAACATCTTCCCAATTACCGTATTTCTTTTCCGCTTCCTCAAGCCGAGCAATCATCTTGCCGATAAATTCTTCCATTGGTTTGTATTTCTCTGGGATTTGCATTTCCTCCTCCTTTACAATTCTCCTCCAAATGTCCATCTATCCGAACGGAATATCGTCTGGACCGAAACTCGCCTGTTCTCCCTGAACTGGTACGGGCTCAGGATTAGCCATGGCATCCAGCTTGCCCAGTACCTCAACCCACTCTTCCTCACTGAACTTGGACTTTGTTTTGCCGTAATTCTCCTTCAGCCACGGCTTCAGTTCCTCCTCTGGATTTACAAAGGCTTTCTTGGCAAGTTCTCCGAGTAGTACCTTGATCTGCGGCCCGAAATTACAGAATGGCTCTTCTTTGTCCGGCATTGGGTGAAACCTGGTTCCGAATTTCTTGTTGATTAGCCAAGACTCGGAGTGCTCGGGGCATCCAATCAGTAGGTCGGCATACGGATTGTCGGTGGTTTCTTCTTCAGACTCAGGGTCTTGTGCTTTCTGCTCAACAATCTCACCGGTTTTGATCACCACTTTTCTGCCCTCGTCAATCTCCTTAAACTGTCCCTCCATAAAACGCTCGTCAACGACTTCAACACCCTGCGGTAAAGTCCCGGGAGCAAACCTGTCAAGCGCTTGGCGTTCAGACCTGATCATAGCCATATTCTCGCGGCTGTTCCCTTTCTCTTCGCCTTGGAAGTGACCACCTTTTTTCTGGTATCTGCCGTAGCCACGATATTGAAGACGATCAACGTCTTGAAGAACAGTAATAGCTACGATGTTGTCCTCATCAACCTTACCAAATACCTTCTTCTGCTCTTGGTCGGTCATAATTCGTGGGCTGTCATCACCATAGCCATACTTACCCTTCTGGCCGGCCATAAGCCGATTAGCCTTTATGCCCACCACTACCGCCCATTCATCGCCGAATGGGATAAGAAAGACGTGGCCGAGTAGCGGGTCTAGGCCGTGATTGAAGCAGAGCATAGCTGCTTTGATAACTGCCTCATCGGATGCTTTATCCCAGATGGTTCTTAAGATTAGCTCAGCTCTCTTCTCACTGAGTTGCCCGGGTGCTAGAAACTTCTGTAGTGCAGTTCCCTTCTCTTCTCCGTGTTCTTGTACCAATTTTCTCCTCCTTTGTTTCTTTGACTCATATAGATTAAATCCCGGTATCTGTGAGGCACTTAGGCTCTGAGGTCTGACAAAGCTGTTATGCTCAATGTTATTCGTACATCTGATAATCTCGTCATCAACGCCGTGCATTCCTCCCCAAGCGATACTCAGTCTGCTACCGCAGTCTCCGCATTCGTGAGACTCGATGTATTTCTTAGCTTCTTCGTATGTGAGATTAGCTTGAGTGAGTGTTTTCATTTTTCAGTAACCCAATCGTTATCGAAGTCTGGGCAATCTCGGCAGCATCGGTATAGATACTCGCTTTTGAGCACTTTCTCATAGGAGAGACGCATTTGCCGGTGAGCATGTTTCGAAAGGATACGATCTTTTCGGCAAGCTACATACTCGCCATCTACAAGGCAGTTGTAGCAGTTCCTTGTCGATACCTCTGTTGCTGGTATAGAAACCATTCTCACCTCACAAAGAACGCATAGCTCGGAGTCTCGGTTATCACTCCTGCTCTGGCTTCGGTTCTTCTACCTTGACGTATGTGCCTCTAAGGATTTCGTCTATCCTTTGAATCTCGGCTATGATGTCAACGCCAATGCTACCTTGGATTGTCACCTCCCAGCCGTAGGCTTCCTTCTGACCCTTGATGAGTTTCACCTTTATCGGGTCAGCCTGTCTGTGTTCAACATACTGGTATTCTGCCATCATTCTCCTTTCCTGAGGGCTTTCTCAAGGTTAGCCCTCGAATCATTGATTCTACTGTGGCATTTGCAAGGCTCCCCATGTCGCCCCTTTGTGCAAGTAAATTCGTCACCACAATTATCCTCATAGCAAATGTCACAAATACCAGCATCAAGATATTTATATGCTATCTTCGCTATCCTCTCCCTCTCTTGTTTCTTGGCTATTTCTTTGGCAACCTTGACTTTTGCCTCATATTCTCTGCGATGCTCAAGTATCAATGCCTCATAATCCTTCTTGATTTCTTCCTCATCAGGAATGTGCTTGAGGACTTTGGCGAGTTGGGCTTTGGCTACTAATCTTAACTTGACCAGTAGGATGTCATCTGGTGTTGGCTTGTGGCCAAAGTAGACTTCACCAAAATCACCATCAAAGGCTGCCTGTATTGCCTCATCACTCAGCAACAAACCCTTATTCATTTCTTCACTCTCAGTTCAGATTCAATTGTACCCATTCAATCCACCAGTAATACGGCGGCTCATACAGAACGCACCTTCTGTTCTGGAAGCCCACTGCGCGGAGAAAAGCTAAATCGAGGTCGCCTTGTTTCATAAGGGAAGCTCCTGAATCAATATCGGTTTATCGGTCACATAACTAAAGCCTTCTTTTTGCACAAGGTAGCCAGGCATCCTGTAGTAAGGTGCTTCTTTGGGAAGGCACCCAGCCAAATTGTCTTTCAGGAAATACGGTATACCTGCCTCTCTACACGCAACGATAATCTCGTGAACCCAGCGTGGATTGGGATAGATAGTGGGCTTCGTCTGTGCGCCGATGATTACCCCGTTGATACCGGCCTGTGATAGTCTCCTATCAATCGGTGGTTGAAGAGAACCCAGTAGCGGTTCAATGGACAGATACTTCACAGTGGCTTCGATATGACCGAGTTCCGTCAATGCCAGTGTGAGCATAGCATCGTTGGTTACGGTTACCCCACACCATATATTTGCAGGGAACGGCGAGAAGTTGATTAGATTCTGGGGCTGCTTCGTCAGGAGATAGAACCGATGCCACGAACACAGTTCCATTACTCTAATGACTTGGTTTGTCCATTCTTCAGGTATCCCTATTCCGAAGAGGTCAGACATATCACAAGGGAATATCCCAGAGTCCTTGCGGTAATGTCTCGGTAGCCATAATCTCTCAGGCCAGAAGCGGGGATAGAAGGGGTCGGCACTTGGATGGTCAGTAAGTCCAGCAGTAAGGGGCCAAGTCTTTTTTGCCAAATACCTCTGCTTCAACCGCCCATTGGCCAACTTCCGAGCATAGCAATACTCACAGTTGTTTAAGCAGCCCGTGATTGGATTCCAAGTGAAACCTTGACTGCCATCTGGGTTCTTTACCCACTCTATACTCGTGCGGTTCATTTCTCTCTCTTCACTCCCGGTATCTTCCTGCCCCGCTTGCTCCTCTGATAACACCTGTCCCGTACCCGCCAGTAGCAATAAGCGTAGCAGTAGCTATAGCCGATTGGGCACTCCTTCACTCTTTCGCCTAGTCTGTTCATTGCTCAGGATTTCGACCTTTGACTTGGCGAACTAGGGTTCATCTAGTATAGCCCTAGCTCTATAATCTTTCGTCTATTTTCTCAGGATTAGAGTTTACTAGCCTACTTGCAAAGCCTGGGCTGGCTTCTCGCCCGACACGGACTTAACTAGAATTACCGCCGATACCCCTTGAGTAGACATCTCTAGCCCCCTTTGGGTTCAATGAAGTTGGTTTCCCTGATTATCCCTGCAATCTCATTGAGGACTTTTCTCGCGTCTGGGTCATACGGTGTTGTTGCTCTGTCACCGTGATTGTAGTTTTCACACAGGTCAATCAGCAGGTCGTAGCACTGCTTCTCCTTCTCATTGCACGGCCCATACTGGGCATGACCCTGATGCAGCATCTCCTTCCAAGGTTGTATTTCTTCACCACACCAGACACACTTCTCGAATTGGTCTGCGTTGATCACCTTATCCGCTTCGCGGATTTGGTCTATTATGTCCTGTGTCATTTCTCCTCCTTTCCTCAGCCATTCCATTGCTCTTGCCAACTCTTCTAGAAGGCAACTCATTTCCCGCTCACCTTCCTGCAGATTGCTTTTAAGACCTTCAAAACCTTAGACTTGAGCTTTAGCTCCTCTTCAGGATGAGAGTCCTTCCGATTCACGATCCTGCTGATTGCACTTTCACTAATGCCGTACTCCCGGGCTATAGATGCTTGACTCCTACCGGTCTTCACCATAGCTCGGATCTGATTGTTTCTAGTGTCAGTACCAGCTCTAACTTCGCCGTCTATAATCTTGCTCTGCATTGGTATTTATTTGCCCTTCTCAATGCTCTCCAAGGCACAACTATTTTGAAGCCATCCTCAAGCTGTATTAAAACGTTGCGCTTGATGCCTTTCTTAAAGACTGGCTTGATTAGAATCTTACAAGGATACCCGTGCCATAGATAATCCAGTTCCACAATGCTGCCTGATTCCTTCTATCGGATTCGCTATGGTCTTCATCAGTGAGCTAATGTCCTGCGCACTCAAGACGTTCTTTCGCCTTAGCACTGACAGAAGATAGTCTATCGTTTCGTCCTTCTGCTTCAGATCGTCCTGCAGCGCAGATATCTGATGATTGTATGCTTCAAAGCTCTTCTGGATTTCAGCCACAATATCTTTAGCCGTAATCTCGCCAGGTGGATGCCTGAACGTGGGTTTGAGAGCATATACAGAGACATTCTCATAGCCCGGCTGTTTGTTAAGCCATCTCTGTAATGCTTCAGGAGTGCAGGAAGGCTTGATAATTTCCTCACACACATACGTTGGCCCGAAGAGTTCGAGCTTCTTAAAGACCTCAGACTCATTTCCATTTATTCTGCTCCCTATTGACGTTGGCATCTCAATTCCTCCCTCATGCTATTAGGTGAACATGCTATGTCCACCAATACACATTATCCACCTTCCTCTTTCTGGTTAGTCAAGCGAGTTTTGTCGCTGTTTATCATTTAATCAAACCTTGCTTCGTTGCAATATAGACTGCCTGTATAATGCTGTTGACATCAAGTAACCAATAAAGATTACTTAGAAGTTGCTGCACTCTTTGTTTGGATATGCCCTGATCTCTTGCAGCCTCTTCAAAATTGCTTCCATGTGCGATAGCTGACAAGAGCCTTAATGCTCTTTCCTTTTGCTTCTTTCGGTTCTCTCTCATGTCTCTCCTCTCACCTAACATAAGAAATCGTACCATTCAGACTATGCTAGGCTATCATGGAAGTTTATGTTATCTAGTATGATTAGTTTATCTACATAGAACTATATATGTTATGTAACCACGAAGTCAAGCCCTTCCACCAGCATTGAGGTTTACAGGTATCAAGCCTCTGCGTCCAGTGCTATCAAGGTTCTCTGCTAATCGCCCTTTTCCTCGCATTTACTACCATTTGCGCTCGTGCGCCAGCTATCAAGCTTAACATCACCCTTAGTTTACCACTCGGAAGAGATTTTGATGCCGTAGATTTGGAACTGAGAGAGTCATTTCTCTCAAAGCTCTGAGTGTCACTAGCTACAAATGCAAAAAAGTGCCCACTTTCGTGGGCTACTTATCCATATCTTCAATTCTTTAAGTGCCTTAAAAGCCATCTGAGGGCTTCTGGTGAGGTTCTACCACCAACCAACTAGCTTGCCTACTCCATAGATTATTGCTATGATTATTGAAGTTGTACCACCACCTATACCGAGAACCTTCTTCCCATTCCTTTTCTTTGTCTCGATTTTGACAAGTCTAACCTCATGGTCAAGAAAGATTCCATTTAGCTTCTCCATGTGATGTCTTATCAGTGGTATTTCACCATCAGGACTTAGCAAGCGCTCTTTAAGGTCATCCTGACCCTTCTTGACCTCGCCTACTCCTTTGTCAATCTCGGCTACTGCTTTCAAAATCTCATCAGTCTTAGCCATGTACAAACCTCTGCTCCAGAATTGATGATAAGGCTCTATAGAGTCCGTGACCGGTGCCGGAAGATACTCGCTGTCATATGCCATTCAGGTCCTCTTGCGACTCGAATGTCGCTGGTATTATCTTCCCACTGTTCATATCAACACCACGCCGAAGTATTACCACTCTAGGCTGCTTAATCTTGAACTGCTTGATTATGTGGTCAATCATCCTCTCAAGGTCAAACTCTTTACAACTGAATACATCGATAAAAACGAACTGACGCTCCGGGTAGCAGTGAACGGCTATCCCCGATTCCTTTATGAACTGATACGCTGAGATTGCATCACTATCGGTTGACCCAGGCCAGGCGAATGACTTTATTACAGGTTCGCCCTCTGGGCTCATATCAGCAATCTTGACGGCATCGTAGAGCCAACGATAAATGAGAGCTTGAGTCGTCATTAGCTGGATATTGCTCGATACGCCATCAATGATTAAGTGCATTTAATCTGACCTCTTGATCATTCTCACGAATGTCACTATTCCCATAACTACCCAGAGAGGAAATAAGACTGCCTCAATATAACCCTCTCGGAATGTATTTACATTTACAAGACATACATAGTCATTAAGGAACGCCAGATAGAAGATAATCACGGTATTTACCGACAACACTAGTAGAAACCCTATTGAAAGGCAATCAAAAAGCTTCAATCTACTACCTGCTCAACACTTAATTGATATATTCCCTCAGTCCCAAACTCCGTGCCTGCCTCATTCCCAGGCATGCCCTTCACTTCCACAAAATACTCCGTGTCAGACTTATCCCCACTAGGATAGAATGACAAGAGTGTTGCCGTCTCAAGAGCCGTCTTCAGAGCACTTATAATACTTTTACCTGACTGATCGCCCTGAGTTCTGGCGAGTACCCTCACATCAAACCCCCATAGCACAGGTGGAACTACCCGGTATTCCAGGATCAGTGATACGAGTTTGGGGCTGTTGGTAGTTGTGGAGCCTCTTTCAAATGCCCTCTTGAACTGTATCCTCTCAAACGAAACACCTATAGAATCTCCAGATGCTGGGAATGGTAGTGCTGTTGGCCTCGGTGAAGTTTCAAAGCTACCCAACTCCGTCCAAGCAGTCTCTTCATCAATCCTGTAGGATATGGTTATCTTGTCGTCAGAGTCGCAATCCTGAGTAACAGCCCAGACCTTATGAGCTACTTTGGGCATTGCCTCAAACTCGCTGTGGAAATAGGAGTCAATCAATTCCCCGGAGGCAGCATACGTATGAGTCGAAATCTCTCTGACATTATCGGTTATGGCAGGAAACGGCAGGCTCTTGACATTCGTGCCTTCCCCAAAATACAGAGTCCCGCTATCCCAGAATAAGGCTCTAATGGGAGTGTTCACTGCACTTGTTACGTGGACTGGATGCCAGTGATTCCCTGTAATATACCTCTTGAGGATGGAGCTCTTCTTGGAAGTTCCGCCATCAACAGCAATCACCAGCCAGAAGCCCACCCCTATCATATCAGTAATACTGCCTTGTATATCTGAGGGTAGACCGTCATCCACATCAGGCCCGACCAAATCTACGACACCTTTGGTTATGCAATAGATACCCTTCCCCACAGCGATGTAGTGGCTACCCTTCCAGTACATCCCTTTCTTGCCAGATGTGGAGTCGTATTCCCAGCTCAGTTCAGTTGGCCCGAAGACAAAGTTAGCGAAGACATCAAGATAGAACATCCCTGTAGGAGTGAGGAAATACAGAGCTGGGTCATCCCCAGCATCTCTGCCTACAAACAAATCAGTGAAGTTGTGAGGTAGATTCGGGAAGGCGGATTTCTCGGTCCAGTTAGCAGTTATATCATTGACTGATGAGTAGCTAAACCCGGATTTCTCAAAGTTAATGACGCACAGCCGGTTGAGATATTGAGCAAAGTGAGAACCTACCAAACCACCACCAGCATCCTTAGCGCAGTCAGTCCAGGCAGAACCCAGAGCACTCTTACTTTTGATTGAACCACTATCCTGAGATGCCACACAGAGCCACGTGACCATATCCAGTTCTAAACGGGGACTAGCAATAAGGCTCATTGAGGCAGAGGATGACCTCGTAGCTACTAAGGCACGACTATTATTTGCACTTGTTTGAGCAAAGCCTACAGAAACTGAAGCACTGGGAACAGCAGGGCCCCTATCTCGAAACATCATATCAGCACCAGTCGTTGCTGACCATGAAGAACCACTATCTGTGCTATACTCTCGGTTGCCACCAGTATAGGTTGGGCTATTGATGTGCTCTCTGCAAGCAAAATAATTAGAGGCATCAGCACTCAATGCCCTTATGACAATAGCGTATTTTGTGCCAGCAGAAAGAGTGTAACTTGTTAAAGTTACCTCTCTCCATTCACCAGCATTGTTTGTTGTTAATGTATCGCCATCGGTAGTACCAGATGTTAAATCATCACCAGTAGGATGACCGCTTCCATCAGTAGCCCTGATACTGACAGTGATAGTTCCTGGACTACCGACTCTAAATAGCTTTAGCTTAACACTGGTAATAGAATGAGCAATTGATGGTGTGAAAGTCTGTGCTTTCCAACTTGTACCAGATTGTAAGTCAGTATGAGTATCATCACCACTAATATAAAGTTCAAATGTTGCCATCACATAGTCCCATAAAAAACTGCTGCATCAGTGGGATTCGGAAAGTCAGACTTGGCTGCCGTCCATGCGCTCCCAGTCCAGTAAGAAATCGCATTATGACCAATAGCCCAGATTCTATCCCTGAATTTCAGAATCTTTACTGGCTCTACTCCGAAGGTTCCGAGAGTTGTTACTAGGGGAGCTAGTGTCTGAACATTCAGAGAAGCATCTACGCCCTCAGCATCCCAGTACCTATCGCTATCATTCGGAGTCCACTTCTCAATCCCCATTCCACCCTTGAGTTTACCCCAAGTTTCTTTTCTCGTAGGCGTGTAATCTTCAATACTTGGTCTGCTGGTGGCAAATTGGTTTGGGAAAGGCGTAATCCTGCGCCAACCAACTGACCCGAGTATCGGTAATCGCTCTCCGTTAAGCCAGATATATCGCTGCGGTTCAGCCATAATCTACTCCATATTAATCAGGATTCAACCACTGGCACTGCCCCACCTATGCTTACTCTCAACCTGGACCTTTCAGCCTCAGCCATTGCCTGGCAAAGTGTCATCTGACCTCTGTGATATTCCGAGTCCATATCAGTTCCCCGAATCCGTGATTGATGCAAGAGAGCAGCAGCCTGATAGACTACATAGGCAGGATTTATCGGACACGCTTCAGTATCAGTATCCAATTTAGATGGAGAAGCCAATCCCGTAATCCTCAGTGTCCTTCCATCAGTAGGAGACCAGAGTTCCTTAACAAACTCCAGTTCTATTGTCGCTGCCCTGAGAACTCGCCAGTAAAGCCGGTCTATGGGTTTGTCTTTGTTGTAAACACCCGAAGTGCCAGACTCCATCTCGATTCTGTCAACGTAGAGGAATTGAGTTGATAGCGTGTACTGGTACGTATCCGAAACTAGGTCAACGCTTTCGTCAACCTTATGGAGCAGACCTTCTTTCGCAACCATATCTATTGCCAGGTTTATGAAGGCATTGTATTCGCTGACAGTGAATCTCTCGTGCATCTCCACTGAGTCGGCTGCCGTTAGTGTGGCTGCCGGCAGGAATGTCAAAGTATGACTCGTGTTATCCCAGTCCGTAGGATTTCCCGAAGTGCCGACACCTGTGCCAGCATAGCAGAACATCTCCACCCACGTATTGAAATGGTCATCGGCCTTCTCCCAGTCAGTTTCAGCACAAACAAAATTGCCTGATGCTGGGGAAGTGACCGTCCCTAAAATCAGGTCATTACAGAGTCGGGCGCATAAATGACGGAGGACTATTCTCGTATTACTATAAATTGCCATTACCAGTTCTCCACATCTCTATTAACTCCTACGGCTCTCAATAGCCTGTTAATCCACTCAGAGGCTACACCAACAGTATAAAGCCCTATTGTTGTGCTTACGCTTCTGGCTGTGACTATTGCCCTGGAAACTGTTGGAGCTAGACCTAATGTAAGTGAAACCGTCAAGCCAAAAGCCCTTAAAGCCGATGGAGCAAGACCAAGCGCTGTGCTTACCGTCAGAACATACTCTCGAATCTCCAGTAATAGACCATCGCCTGTTTCCAATAGCAGAATATCCGTACCCTGCTCTAATGCCAATCTACTCGCCATTGGCTTTAGGCTTCCTTTTTGTTATTGGCACAAACTCACCAGTTTCTGGATTGAAAGTTGCTTTATACTTTATTTCCAGAAGCTGAATATAGCTACTCTGAGCGAGAAGAGTTCTCTGAACTTCGGCTTGTGAGCTTTGCAAATGAGCATTGATGATATTGAAGCACGTCAACTCAGCTTGAGTCAGCTTAATCATTTTATTCCTTAATGCACTACAGTTCCCAAGCTATAAATAGTAGCTGCTTCTGAAGCACCAGTGACATTCGTGAGCACAACCATAAACCTCTTTGTGTAATTCTGCGCAATCGTCATTGTGCCTGAAGTGGTCACATTGGTGCCTCCAGCAACTGTAATCGTCTCAGCAGCATCGGCCGTGTTTTTAATGGTAAACTCAAAGCTCGTGCCAACTATAGCATCAGCAATCGCAGCAACAATGTTGGCTGCGGTGTCTGTTGTATCCGTTCTATTATCCCCATTAGGGTCTCTCGTAATCATCCCCCCAACCATCTGCGCCGCTGATAAAGTCGCAGCACCAGCGGTAGTTATATTGGTGACAATGGTTGTTTGGAATAGCCTTTTATCAATCCATAAATCACCAGCACCAGAGAGGGTCATACCTGTGTTCCAACTTCCAGCAGACATATTCCTCCATCGCATTTTGCCATCTGGGCTGGCTGCTGTCGGGTCTTCAATTTGGAGTTCAATGCGACAATAATCTTGAGGATCATCGGCATCGTCGTAACCTGTAGCCTGTATTGTGAAAACAACATTATCAGCAGCACGGCTTGTGTTAACATGATAACCAAGGAGAATGGGGCCCGTAGCCCCAGTTTGTGTGCTGCGAATTTCTAAGCCCTTTCCTGAACCAGTAGTGCGAATATCAGCACTGCCGCTCCCAGCATCAAAGGCTTGACCATTGAGGTCTACTGACCCTCCTAGTTTTAAGCCACTATGAATTATATTAGACCATGTAGCAGTAGCCTCGGCAGCCCTGCCACCGATGATTAGTCTCAGAGTATCACTAAATCCTGGACTTACTCCTACGCTATATATCAGAATGTTATTGTCATTGTCTTCCCTCAAACCTTTGAAAATTAACCCAGCACTTGTTCGCCCTGAAATTATAGACGCATTTTGTAGTTCTTGACCATTGAGGTCTATGGTACCGTCAGGGTTTTGAAGTTCGTTTAGTTTCACCCCGGCCTTGACAGCAGCTATCACCGCATTAGCTATCGTAATTCGCTTTGACTCTGCTGCTGCGGCTTCAGAGATGTCACGGATATACAACTCATCATCATCCGCAGGGGTAGCAGCCAATTCAGTTAGTGCACTGAGTTTTGTATCTGCCATTATGTTCCTATGACCGGGGCTTTACAATTCGGTTATCGCCGGTAGTGCTCACATCTCTGTTTGTCCCGACATCGCCTGTAGTCCTATTGGTTCCGATGCTCAGGACTAATCTCTTAATCTTCTCCAAGATTGAAGCAACGGTGTAAAGACCCAAGGCCACTGAGGCAACCCTTACTCTGCCATATACTCTCACCGCTGTAGTTGCTAATCCTATGGATACTGTGGCTGACCTAGCTATCGCTAATGCTCTTGAAGCCGCGGTAGTCAGACCTAAAGATGTTGCTACGCTTCTTGCAACAACCAAAGCCCTCGATGCAGTACTAGCCAAGCCTAAACTTGCTGCACTCGACCTTGCTACTGCGATTGTCCTAGAAACTCTGCTGGCTAATCCCAATGTTGCGCTTACCGTCCTGGGGAAATTAGCAAGCCTCGATACGGCAGTCGCTAAACCAAGAGAAGGTGATGGCGTTCTAGGAAAATTAGCAATCCTCGAAACACTGAGGTCAGTACCCATACTTGGAGAGGAACTTCTGGCTAGGGCCAGTGCTCTTGACGATAGAGGTGCGAGTCCCACAGCTACGCTGGCTGACCTTGGATAGTCGGTTACTGCTGCCTCCTGCAGGTCAAGGTCATATTCATGCCCACTCGTCTCGTTGGCATTGCTGCTGTATGCCCTAGTCCGTGCACACTCAAGATAGCGATAGGTGGTGGCATCCTGGTTAATAGATAGCGTGTCAATCAGGCTAGTACCATCTCGTGCATCATCCCAGGTTGAGGCAACTGAGGGGTTGTCTCTTGTTATTTTGATATAATATCGTCTTCCATCAAAGGTTAGGGTGTCTGCGCCACTTATATCAATATCGTCAGTTACGCCGTTGTCATACTCATAAACATGTTTTCCCCCTGTGTAAAAGTCATGCAAAAGAAAGGGGGTAACGTCATAATTCTCATTCGGACTGTTACACTGTCGGTAAAGCACATACTCGGTAGCATTGCCTACCTCTGTAGCATCAGCATCAATATAATGAGTTGTGCCTGTAACAAAGTGCCCAGCACCATAATCACCGACTACCACTGCATCATCCCCACGGGTCATATTAAGAGTAGTTAATGTATTGGCAGCCACAGTCAGAACACCGCTTGTGTCTGTCTCAGTCCAACCAGTCCAGTCCACATAAGGGTCGAGCAAGCCAAGAGGTTGCAGGTCATCAAGCTTAATAGTCTTCAACCAGTCCACGCAGGGTGCTGAAATCCTTTGAACCATGCTGGCCAGTTGCCGATTTGATAAGGCTCTTATATCGCCCTTTCCATAAAGGTACTGGTCAAAGAAAGCGAGTTTTCCATCTCTATCTAAACCACGTGGCTCCAGCTTGTTTCGGATTACCTTACGAAATCTAATGCCATCGTTCAGGGCAGGTATTATGGCCTCATCGTACTGACTGCGGAATCGCCTCCACTTACCTGTAGCCATGTATTTGGCTGGATTATCTCTCGCAATCTGCCCTAGCCTGTTGTGCTCACGCCTAAGATATTCTCTCAGGGCAAAACTATGCAGGAGAGTCGCATGGTCACTTCCAGGTGGATAAACTATATCCGGCATGATTTCCTACCCATTCTTGCCACGAATCTTGTGAGTAACGGTGATGGTATCTCCGCTTTCAACAGTTATGTCGCCGGCATAGCAGCACACGGAATACAGGGCATCATCGTCATCGTTGACCAGCATGTGACCTTTGACGGTTGCATCTGTCCCAGCAGTAAAGGGATGCTCTACATGAACCGTATCATTGGAGAATGAGTCACTGGATGCACTGATAGTCGCGATTGTCGCCAGCGTAAGCCCTGCTTCAGTACATTTGGTGTAATTAGCATACCCACTTGCCGTAGCAGCCGAACACGCAGTCTTGATTGCAGAGATGCTTTCAGGTGTGGTAGAAGTACCCCCTGTTAGCCATAGGACTATTTCACCGATACCTTCATTGTTCACGACCTGTTCCTGAGCCATTGTCTACCTCCTCAGTAGTTCTATCGCCTTCCTTGTTTCTTGTACATTTCGGGGTGAAGGCTCACCCGTTCTGTATTTTTCGTCTATTTCTTCATCCCTGTGCTCCATGCAGTATTTGCACCTTAAAGAATGGTATTCCTGTAATATCTCAACAAAATCCATAATCTTCCGACATCCCTCAGTCCACTTATCAAAAAGCCTCTGGTACTGATTGATGCAGGGAACCGTGAAGCACGTCGGTTCTGCTGGTGCTTCTGGCAACTTCGGCATCATCACAGAGGCTTCCCGATAAAGGAGTGTGCGGTCTGACTTACGGACATCTACAGAGAACTCTACTGCCAATCCCCCACCGACTAATGTTGGCATCTCTTCCTCGCTATCACGGTAAAGGGTTCGAGAATATCAATAATCTCCCCGAACTCATTGATTTCTCTCTTCCACCGCTCCCTATCCCATTCAACCTTGTGCGTAGGGTCTTGCCAGAATACAGCAGATTCAACTGGCGTTATGGATGATATGACAACACCTTTACTTACTCTAAATGCCTCAGAAATGCCTCTGAGTGGGTCTGAGAGGTGTTCCAAAACATCCACTGAGTACACGGCATCAAAAGAGGAATCCTTGAATGGGATAGCTTCTGCATCAGCAAGCATCATCTTCTGAGCAGGATTTATCTCGAACCCGATAGCATCAATTCCCTTATCCTGAAGTTCCTTGACCCTACTACCATCACCACAGCCAACCTCCAAGACCCTACCACTGAGATATTCTGATAGGTCTGGACAGTTGGTGTGATACTGGCTCTGCATTGCCCAAGAGTATTCGGCATTGAAGTCTATTTCTATATCGTCTAGCGGAATTACTCCATCAAAATCCATGACAGCACCGTTGAAGTGTTCCCTAACTACTGGATAACCCCAGAGTTCAGTCCATACTTGTGTAACTTCAGCCTTAAATCTCCTTGAGAGCCAACTATGGAGAGGACAGCCTTGAATCACCCATAATCTCCCATTCTGGTCTGGTTGCACAGGATAACTTCTTGATTTGATAGGTCTGTCTGTAGGTTTCTCCTCTGGTAGCAACATAAAGTAAAAGTCGCCACCACACTTATTCTCACACCACTTGCCGCAATCAGACATCGTTATGCGTCCATCAAACGAGCTGTAGATTTTCTTATAATGGGGAATACTCTGAACCTTTGTCTTTAACCCTTCAATCTCTTTGAGTATTGGCTTCCAGTATTCTTCATGCAGTAAGTCCCAGTCATATCTCTGAACATTGTTACAGCCAATCTGACCTATTTCTCGGAGGTGAGGATGATTATATGCTCTCTGCAATGCTTGAAAGATACTACTAGCACTTACAGACGCTCGCCATTCTTTGTTAAACCACTCCCACTCATCATCTTTGACTGGGATTAGATATTGAGTAGGACATAATTCGGGTCCAGTAGAAGCATCAGTCGTTATGACCGGCACACCGCAAGCCTGAGCTTCAATCAGAGGTAAGCCAAATCCCTCACCCTTTGTCGGCAAGCAGAAGACATCCATGAGTCTATACCGGTTAGCCATCATCTGGTCGCTAACCTTGCCCAGAAAATACTGGTCGGGTTCAGCCCACTTCACCAGATTGTCGAGTTCTAGGTTCTGCATCGCCCTCGTGAGAGAATCGTTCTTGTCTGTATGTAGAGGATTGACTGACAGATATAATCTTGCCTCTTCGTGCATCGTGTGAAAGTCCTTGAATGCTCGGAGGAGGTTGACGTAGTTCTTGCGGTCATCAGCATAATTGACTCCAACACTGCCGATGACAAAGTTATCTTGCCAACCTAAAGCCTCTCTGCCCCTTTGTCGGCTGTCTTCATCAGGATAGTATATCTTGGTGTCAATCCCATGAGGCGCATACCAAGACTCATACCCGACTCTCTCAATCTCTTTTTGACCATGGCTTGTGAGCGCAATTATCATCAACGGCTGTTCAAGGCTTCTGCTGATAGAAAGGGGTATCTTCTCTGTATCAAAAGGAGTGTAAGAAATCCACTTCTTGGGCACTCCGTCAATAGCGTGATTATCTAAGAGGCTGATGATATAGTCAGCCTCACCCCTATCAATCATCCTGTTAAGCATACTCAGGTCCATTCCCTGAATGGTTGGTATGCCGTTCCAGACAACTGTTCCAGTATGAAAGTGCTTGCAGGCCACGACTACTTCATGGCCTTCTGCCTGTATTCTCGGAACAACCTGTCTGGTGACAATGCCGTATCCAGTTGGAGCCCAGGGTGCCACACTGAGCCAGATCAGCTTCATGCACCAACCCCATCAATGTGTTCTTTCACAATATGCCCAATATACACGTAGACTTCCCCATCTATTGTTTTTGTCCAAAAAGCATCCCCGTTACGGCACAAAGTAGCTTCAACTTCCCCCTGCTGCTTCTGATTCTTACCGAAAAGCTGCGCTGTTATTATTCTTGTATAGAGTTCTTTAGGCACGCTACGAAAAACTTGTGCTAGGCTATGGGCTTGGTACAGAGTAAGATTCATCCTACACCAGCGATAATCTCTATTTCACTCTCGTTCTCGGAATCTACAGTTACCTTGATATACCGATACGCATTCTGAAGACCCTTATGGCGATTATCTCTGTCACCGTGTGGGGTATTCAGTTCGTCAATCTGCCTCCAGTTTTCACCGTCATGGCTACCATAGACTATGAACTCAGCGCCAGAGTTCTTTACCCAGATGTCCTTGTAGGCGTATCCACCGAACCCCTCGGTATCAAGTTCTACTTCAAGGGGATTCGGGGCTAGAAGTTCTCGGCAGACCCACGTAACCGGGTCTTGTTGCTCGAAATCACCATCTACGACATTGTTCCCCGGTGTTGTGGGCCAAGATACTTCAATAGTTCCCGAACTACCGGGAACAGTACATTCATAGCAAAAACCATTTGGCGTCGTGGGGATCACGAAATTAAGGAACGTATATGCGGTCTTTGAAACCCATGTCGGATGGTCAGTAGTAGACGAACCATAAGCTCTAATCGCCATGATTTCCCCCTTCTATGCCCTATTAAACCCACGACAGTAAAACAGTCTGTTGGCACTCTGGTTGGCTGAGACATATAGCCTGAAATACTGAGCACCGCCGATACGGAATATGGCGACTATACTGCCAGCGCCAGATGATGTAGCGTGAGCGAAATGGCCAGTAGCATCGTCATCAAGAGCCACCATTGCGACAGGTATGGTTGCGATAGCATCATCTCTCTGGATATACGGTGTGACCGTTCCACTAGAAGATAGTGCCGGTATAATAACTGTCAGGAACTCGTATGCCTCATCAAGGTCAACCAAGTCCGTGTACCGGTCAACATCGTCACCAGTGAACTCAGTGGCTGACCTATCATAATCTAGTGTTGCAGTCTTCCAACCACTTTTTTGCATGTTATCCTCCTTGAGCTTTTCTCAGGAATCTTTCACCTGCCTGTGGTGTCATAGTGGCAAGTTGATTGGCATACCTCTTCCTCAACGCTTTCATTCTTGCCTTCTCCCGACACCTGATTAGATGAATGTTGAAACCCCTGGCATCCTTTTCATCCCCACACTCCGGACACACTCTAGTAGCCATATTGCTCCTTACGTTTGCCCCATAGCATTACCTTTTCTCATTTCAGCCAGTTCAGCATTGCTGACAAACCGTGACGTATAACCTTCGCCATCTGCCTGGTCAAGTCTGGTGAACATCCTGATTTTGAAGGTGGAGGGAATTAGTTTTGATTGAGTCTGACACTGGGGGCATGGCGCATTATGCCTATCATCCATGCCCCTCAATGATTCAAACTTGCCGTGTCTAGGACAAGAGTATTCATATATGGGCATGATTACCCTCTAGTCAAAGTCAGATTTACGGGCGCAGACCAAAAGCAGATTATAAACCAAGCTAGACGCATCAACATTCCCATTCTGCTCTGCGGTAATGTAACTATTGGTAGAAGCCCCGGCCGCTTTCCAGATCGGGAGTGCTTTGCCAGCAATGGTTTGAACTGCCAAACCCTCAAGAACAACTGCTGCTGTATTAGCAGGGCTATCAAACAGATTGTCCTCCTGGTTTGTCCCATCGGCATCGTCAGCGATTCCAATATCAAGGTCTGCATCCTGAGCATCTACTGTAGTGATGTCCATATAGGCAGCGAGAATAACCATATCGTGGGTAAATGGGCTTACGGTGTAGTTGGCTATTGTTGCAGACGCAGCCGAAGATAGCCCGACATACCCTGTTATCTTTACGCCATACTGCTGCACGACACCCATCCCGCCAAACTGGCTCTTAACCAGCGCATCTTTTGATGTTGCCATATTTGCCTCCTGTTAACTTTATAGCGTAGGCACCTAAGTTCCCGCCTTCTGAGGCTCGAATCTGTCTGGATTGTTAGCTAACTCTCCAAGCCTCACAAGTTCTTCAGGCGGTGTGGGTGGTCTTATCGCTGGTGCATGACTAAACTCATGTATCTTAGTTCCATCATGCAGGTAAACGGGGAGAGGAGTTGGCGGATACTTTAAGGCTACACACGGCACCGAAATCCTCAAGCGAACAGGTTTGTCGCATTCTGGGCATGACGCATCATGCCTATCCTGCATCTGCTTATAGCGCTCAAACCTGTGACCACCCTGACACTCGTACTCGTAGATAGGCACCTAGTCTCTTCCCAGTGCGACTTTCCGTGCTGCCACTATGTCGGCATCTACCTGGTCTGGCTCAAAGCCTATGCTGTTCTCTGGTCTAGCCTTATCCGGGTCTTGTTTAACCACCTTCAATTTAGTGAAGCTGGCTTTTTCCAGACCTATAATCATAGACTCTGTACTATCCTGTACCTCTGGAGGCAGACCGAGCACATCACACAAAGCCATCATCTGAGACGTTGGTAGTCCAATTATGTTAGGTTTCTCCATATTCGTTGCTCCTTATATTCGTTCCTGTTTTGCTCAGCAATTACAGGCTTAACAATTTACCTGTAGCCTGACCAGCCAGGATGAGGTCGTTGCACTGATGCGGTTGGGGATTAAATAGCCAGCCAGTTGCCTGTCTGTGCTATTGCTATGCTTGGCGATTGTCCCGTCAATATGGAATATGGCTTGGTGAATATTGACAGTAGCACCCATTTCCTCATTGTAGGGTACGACATAGCATGGCCCCCAAGCCTGAACCCACTGCCATGTTGAGGCGACTGGGTCTATCAGGGTGACACCTACGCAAGTAACGTAGTCAAGACCGCCTGCCCAGTGCTGATACATTTTGCCCCACTCGCTCTTGCAGATGAAACAAGAACCTTGACTGAGAGTAACAGCCTCTACGAGTCCGTGGTCAATGTAGATGTCAACCTCACCTGAAGTACTTTTGCCACTGGTAGAACTCTTGACTATCCTGTAGGAGCTGTACGGATTGGTTCGTGGAAGTAACCATCCACCAGCATAGTCGTCCTCAGACGGCGTAGTCCCATCAACCAACCCTGATGCTAGGATACCGACTTTGGTATCACCAGCCTCACCTGCTGTTGCACCCCACGTGATACCATCGTCTTTGTTCAGATTGAACATACCGATGTTGGCTTTATTGGCCGTATAGACGGTGTTGGTATAGCCGTAGAAGAATGTCCTGTCGCCATCTACATACTTGGTTCCTATGGGGTATTTCTGAACCGTGTCACCAACAGATGAGTTGGCATGAGGATTGGGTAGCGTAAGATTACCCCAAGCTCTATCTGGCTCCCCACGAAACCATACAGGCATCTGAATGTACCTACCGTCCACAACTCTGATGTCGTGGTTAATTACCCTTTCTGCTATATTAGTCATATGTCTCTCCTAGAGTTTACTGGGGGGATTTTACTTCAGGCTCCCCCTCAACCTGCGAAGTCTATCGCTCATTTAAGGCTGAGTTTAAGCCTATGCGACCACGGCAGCAGCCGTATCAATGCTGGTGATCCGTGCAGCACCGAGATTGCTACCCAGTGCCAGACAGCAGTAAGCGGTCAGCCTGATGCCGGCAGCATCGTAGTCTTCCAGTGCCTCAAGTTCTCGTACCTTGAAGAACTCAGGGCCTCCAGTACTTCCACCAGTACACAGACAGAGACCTCCGTCCATTATCTGACCGAACCTGATGGCGTAGATGCTCTGGATTTCACTGGCAGATGTTGCCTTGTCCCCAGTATTGTCGTCCTCATCAACCATGTAGTCGGAAACCAGCAGACGAATACCATCAAAGAACTCAACCCTTGTGCCGTACTCGTCCTTGGTATAGTTAATGTGACCTGCCGGGTAGGTGCTAGCTACACCAGCTTCCAGGGCAGCAGCACTAATTCGATTACGGATAGTCCTGCTCATCAGTATGACGCTTGCCTTCGGTCTCACCCTGTCCAGCATATCCCGCGTGGTCTTGACGCTGAGTCCAGCATCGGCCATATCGTATAGCTGGCCGTACGTACCAGTGGTGTCAAAGGTCTCACCACCAGCAGCGTCAGCTTCAAACAGGTGACTTATGCCATCAAACTCCGCAGCATCGTTATCAATGTCCCCAAAGATTAGCTTGTCCTCAAGGGTTCTCTGACAACCTTTGCGAAGTTCGCTCAGTACGATGGTTCGGTAGTCGTTGGGATCCCGGTAGGTGTCCATCATAAACTGGTCAAGTACATCCTGCCTGGCTACGCGCTTCAGTATGGCTTCGACCTGAGTGGTATAGTCCACGTCTGCCTGCCAGGGTATCTGCTCATGGATGTCATAGAAGGCTGCAGTCGGTAAGGTGTTTTCCCTGTTATAGAGAACAGACTTAGAGTCTATTGCCATTACAGGGAGTTCGGGTAGAAGTGACCCCTCCTCTATGACTTCCTGAACAACACCCCTCAGGAGTTTGGACTGGACTAGCTTCTGGGCTTCGGTTAATGATGCCCAATGGCCCACAATAGCCATGTCTTACCTCCTAAATTATTTGTGAATTTCCCTCCAACCAGCCTTTATCTTTCCTTTGGCTGATTCGGGTTCTGCGGGGCCTGTTGTCCCCGCCAATCCCTGGTCGAACTTTTGTGGGGTTGCTTGAGCTGTCTTCAACTCGCCCTGCATATTTTCCAACGCAAGGTTAGCTGCTTTGGTCTCCATAATCTGCACTGCATGAGGGCCTGTGATTTCCTTGTCGCTCAAGAGTCCAGCGTGCTGTTCTTCTGAAAGGTTATATTGCTTACTGAAGTCCTGTGCTGCAAGGACTCTGCCCAGTTGCTCGGCTTGTGTCCTTATGCCCTGTGCAATCTGCATCTCCCGGGCTGTCTGTGCCTTCTGCTCTCTCTGTTCGGTTCTGTCGCTACGCCTCTTGTCAGCCTCGGCTTGGGTGATTTGACCGTCGTCAACCATCCTGTCGTCTTCAGCTTGCGCTGACTGTTCGGTGCGCTCAAGGTCGGCAATCTGCTGCTGCATCTGGAACTCAGAGAGTCGCCTGGTTGCTTCAGAGACTTGCTTTTGAACCTCTGCCTCCCTTTTCGACCATTCTTCCTGCGTGAATGTCCTTTCGGACGGTTGAGCCTTCTCAGGTTCCGCTTGACCCTTTTCAGCCTCAACTTGAGGTTCTGCTTCCGCCTCAGATGGTGCTTTAACCTCTGGCTCAACAGGTTGGGGAGTTTCCACCTCAGCCTGCTCTGCCTTTGGTTGAGCGTCCATTTGGGGTTGATTCTCCTCAGTAGTCATCTTTTTGAAATCCTCCTATCTATTTGCCTTCTCAAAGAATTGCCTGAGTCCCTGTTTGACCCAAGCGTTAAAATCCCTGTAGCCTAGTGGATACTTGGAATGAATCGCCTGTAGTCTTCGCACCTCTTCTGGCGTGAGAGTCCCACCCTTATACCAGAGCTTCTCCAACGCTTTCATAAGAGATGATCCTAAATCGTTTTTGATGTTCTCCCAGGATTGAACTGGGCCTTGATAAGTAGGTAGGCCACTGCGTTCCAGTGTGAATTCGCGTTGCATATTGGCCGGACTCTCCAATGCCTCTAATGCCTTGCTGCAAATATCAGTTAGCAACTTATTTGTCTCATCAATCATCCGGCGTTTCTGTTGTGGCGTTAGAGTTCGGGAGTTATAGATTTCAGTCTGTTTCTTACGAATCTCGGATAGTTGCCTTGCTACCCTTCTGAGGTATCTTGCGGATGCTGAGTAGTGGTCTTTGTATTGGTCATCATAGAAAAGCAGCACTTCCGGGTGCTTTGCCTTGTAGGCCTCAAACTTTTCCTGCTCACCGAGCTTGAGCATCTCCTTCAGATACTTCTCGTGCCTCTGATACTCTTCAAGTCTCTTGTAGAACTTATCTACCGATTCACTGGATGAGCCGTAAGGGTCTCTTACCACGAAAGCCTTAATTACAGGTGCTTCGGCTAGTGTTGGCGATGGTTGAGGAATGTCTGGACTAACGCCAGTTCCCTTGAGAATGGCATCAAGGATATTTGTCGCATATCTACCAAGCCCACCAGTATAGCCATTCATCAGATTATCTATCTTGGCAGGCGAGTACTTAACCCAATCCCCTATCAATTTTGCTGTTTCAGAAGTATATCCTCCATACTGGAGTTCCGGTGGCATCGCCTTCCTGCTCTCTGGGACAATCGGCCTCTCACGGAAGAAGCTGTAATTACTGATGTTTTCTATGACTGGCAGGAGTGCTGTGGGGATAAAGCCTGGAGAGCCAGCTTCAAACGCGTTTTTCATGGACTCAACCAGTAAATCGGGGTCTTTCTTATCAAGAAACTCAAGAAACCTTTCAGGGATAGAGCCAAATATGATACCGAGTTCAAACGGCTTGGGGATTCTGTAAATGTTGTCGTCGGTCATTACAATCCAGAACAAATCCTTCTGCCATTGAGGGATTTCATCCCATCTCGGGTCATCTCTATTGGCATAATAAAGTAGGATAGACGGGAGGCTAATACCCATAAAGACCTTCAGTGAGGTTCTCACCGGCTGGTCACGAAATGAGTTGATCATCCTCGTCCAGCCCCGAATATTGGCATTAAAGAAGGCTGTGATGGTATTGACTGCCCTCGCAGTGGTTCCCATTTTGGCAAAGTCTAGGGTGACTTCCCGGGACGAGAATCCTGCTGCAAGCGGTGTGGCTCCCTTGCGTATCCCAAGCCTGAATTCACCCAATCTGGTTGCCTTCTCTCCAAGCTCACTGCCAATCTGCAAAAGTTCTAGGGGATGTTTGACGTAATCCTTGAATCCCTTACCCTCAACTATCTCTGTGAAGGACTTTTGCAGATACCGCCTATCCATCGAGACAAGCATTGCCCTCTCAGCCCCAGACATTCGGTATAACTGATAGTCAGACCCCTTCTTGAAGATACTGGCAACACCCTTCATAAAATCAATCCCAGGTATAAAGCCATAATTGGAATAAGCAAAAGCTGTAAGCTGGTCCCTGGCAGGGTTTCTAACCATGAAATCAGGACTCAGCGTTGCACCAGCTCTCAGCCACTTAGCTGGCATACTCAACACCTGCCCAACCATGCCCATTGATTCTCTATCTAGTGCCAGAAGTCCCCTATATAAATCAGCATCACACTGGTAAAATTGCCTCTTCCCGTTTACCAGAACGCAGACTTGATTCTCTTTGGTAAAGAACGATGGTCTGAAAACATTGAGAACACCCTCATTTTCAGCCAGTGATAAGCCCTCAAGTTCAATCCCCAGTTCCTTGGCAGTGACCCTAGCAACCCTTGTCTTTGGGACTGGCACTCTATGAAATAGTGCTGCCAGTTCAGGGTTTTTCTTGACGATGTTAGCCATCATTATGCCAACCTGGTTTCTATCAGCAGCACTTGTCAGTAGATAGGTATTCTTAACTACGCTCTCAAGAGGATTGACTATTAGCCTTTCCGAACCTTTGATTCTCCTAATCGGTGGGGCAATATCAGCCATCTTCTTGCCCATGAAGCCCTTTGCCTGAAGGTTCTCAAAGACTCTGTGGAATGGCACATAGGACTTGTATGCTTGGAGTCTTGCAACCAGAGCTTTATCGAGAAGACCCATCTCCTGGGCATACTCCAAGAGATGATTCTGATAGCTGTAAACACTCTCTGCCATCTTAGGGAAATTGGGATATTTCGTTTCGAGTTCTCTAATCGCAGCTAGGGCATCTTTCTTCAGGATTCCCGTCTTTATCTTTCTGCCAGCGAGTTCGACCGACCTCTTAGATGTCAAATAGGTGCTAAAATCTCGCCATGCTGTAGGTTCTCTTACTGGCTCGAGTATCTCCTCTAGTCCAGGCCCCTTGAAATTGGGAACAGCCCTGCCCCGCTCCATCTTCCAGAACTGCTTGCCGAATGTACCTCTGTCGAGCATGACATTGGCCTTGCTGACATTGCCTCGGAGCAATCTAGCCCAGATGTAGGGGTTCTCCTCTAGTTGTATTTCTGCCCCGCCCTGTCTAGCAACCTTAACGAATTGGTCAAGGGGATGCAGGTCATCAAGCATTGCTCTGCTGAATTTATGCCACCCTTGTTGTAGACGTTCACCCAGTGCTGGTGCTGGCTGCTCAAGGGATATTCTACTGAATACCCTTTGAGTTGCTGGCATGTCTACGGGAATTGGCGCTGCTTCTACTACAGGAGTAATGCTTGGTTTTGCTGTTGGCGCAGCAGGTTTGGGAGCAACTACAGGGACTTCAGCAGGAGCAGGTTCAAGTCTAAGTTTTGCTCCTTTCAAACCGATCTGCTCCGCCAAACTCAAATCATTCCATTCCTTTGAACCGAGTGAGCCTGGAAGCTTCATACTCTTAGCCAGTGCAACTCGTTGAGGAATAGTCATAGCATCCCACGAGGCTTTATTTATTACTCCTGCCCTACCACCGAACACCAAAGCACCCGTCTGAGTAGCACGCGGAACAAGAGAAGCTATCCTAGCCTCAACGTCCTGAATGGTCTGGTCTACTGCCTGCTGTGCTGCCCTAGTACCACTAATCCCTCTACCTTGCCTTGCCAGCATATTTTGTGTTGCTCGTTCCTGTAGCCAAATCCTGTCACGCGCAATCGCATTGTATAGAAAGTCCTGTGTTTTCTTTAGATGCTGTGGTGGTACTCCCCTTGAGCGTTGCGCTATCCATTTATCAACACCAGTATTCAGTGTTTGTCGGAGAACCTTGTCACCTATCTCTTTAGTGACTGGTATCAAAGAGCGAACACCTTGATAACCTCCATAGGCTATCAAGCCGAGACCTACAATAAGACTCGGAGTTATAGTCACACCACCAATTTCAAATAAGGGATATTCGGCTGCACCATAGACAGCTTCTGAAACCTTCCTGTAAGGTCGCCTCATAAATGCAGGAGGCACACCCGCCTCGCCCCAATACTCCACATCTTCCAATAGTTGTCGTTCCTCAGCAGATAATGGTATGCCCTTTCCCTGCTTCAAGCGAGCCATCGTAAGAGCATCAGGTGCTCTCGGCGGACGTTCAGGTGCAGTTACCTTAGCTGATGCACCAAAAAGAGCAGGAACACCTAACTCAAGCTCTTCACCTCGCTTCTTCCTGAAATATTCAGTAAAAGGGAATTTCGGCTGAGGCTTCGGTCTAGCCAACCACGGCTTCCGGGGAAAAAGCTCTTGAACTTCTTTATCTGAATCTATATAGGATTGTGCAATGCGGTCGAAGGCCGTAGTCATTACAATCTCCAGCTTAATCTCGGTGCAAACCTGCCATAATTGATGCCACGCTGTGCCGGTGACATTAGATTGAATCTCTGCATGAATGGGTATTGCTCAAGGAAACTACGAAAGTGCATAGATGGAGGCTCACCCGCCATCGCCATCTGCCCTAAAGCCGTTTCATATTCGCCCCATACTCGGCCTTGCTGCTTACGCCAGTAATCCATAAATGAGGGCGAGCCCCGAGGTATGCTTGCGCCATAAAGTGCTGATGGAAAGTCCTCTAACCAATATGACCACGGATTATTATTTGGCATTTCTTTCCCCTTGTGATAAGATCTTGATGTCCACCGGCGGACAGGAGGTGAAGTATGAAAATAGTTATTAGCCTAATTCTTCTGGTTTCTCTGCTATTGTGTACAGCCTGTGAAGTAGCAGAGTCTGAATCCACTGTAACAGCAAGTAATCCCACATCATCTAGCGTTGAGGAGAGGCTCAAGAAGGTTGAGAAGATACTCGAAGATGTACAGAAGGAACTGGGTATTGAACCTTATTGGGATGTTACCCGAAAGTCCCTAGTAGAAAGAGTCGAAGTTCTTGAGGAGAAGGTCATCCCCTCTGGCTTTCAAGAAAACATCAGGGAACCCGAATCACTAGAGGGAAGGGTCAAATCGGTAGAAAGACGGGTTAAGGAATTACAGGCTCAAGTTGCAGGAATTGGTCGCCCATCATCCATTCCATCCTTGGAAGATAGGGTCAGCTTCCTCGAAAAAACACTTGGGGTCACAGACCAACGCTAGAAAAACTGACCGAGATTATACTTTTGTTTCAGATAGTTCAGGAAACTTGGCTCACCGCCTTCAGCCGTCCAGCCTGGATATTCTGATACCCAGCTCTGGTAGGCACCTGGTACTTGTTCAGCCATCCACCCCGCAGTTCGCTTACCCAATGAGGTACGCAAAGCCATCTCAAGCAGGCTTCCAAAGTCTTGACCCCCAGCAGTAATACCTGTTGTGGCTCTTTGCTCCGGTGTCATCCCGAAGACATTACCCATCATTGACTTTGCCAAGCCGTACATTTCAAAGGGGTTGCGAGCATACTGCGGTGCCCACTGAGAGTACATTCCACCTGGCAGGTACTGCCCAAATCCGCCAGCAGTCCCCATGCGCGTTGAAATGTCATAGAGTGGGTCTAGTAGCTGATGGCGACCTGCCAGATATTCCTCAAACGGTGAAAGGTACTGTCGACCATAAGTCCCCAGTGCTGTACCAAAACCAGCACCTCTCCCATAGCGTTCCTCCATCCACTCAGGGCTTCCGACTGGGTATGTTGTTGGCATCTCACCACCTCCTACAGGTTGTTGCTCCATTAGCTCGGCTATCTCCGAAAAACTCAAACCCTGACCTCTATAAGCATCAATTTGCTCCCGTGTTAGACCATATTCTCTCATCAGTAGCGCATACGATTCTTCTTCTGTCGGCCCACCTCCAGCCCCTTGGAATGTTGGCATTAGTGCTGGCATCGCACCACCGCCTACTTCTGTAGGTGGCCAACCTGCTTGTGGCGCCTGCTGCGTAGTAGGCAGTGTAGGGGTGAAACCGCCACCTCCGGTTAATCTTCTAATCTGTTCCTCTGAGAGACCGTGTGATTCCCGAAGCATGTTTTTGACAAACTCATCCACCTCTGCTTGAAATGCTTCTGGTCCTATCGCCTTAGCATAAGCTGCCAGTTGTTCCATACTTCCAAACGATGTTCTTCCTGTTGGGCCATATTGTGGCATTATCTTACCTCCTCTTGCGCTGGTTGCTCAGGTGCCTGTTGCGCCTGTTGCCCAGCACTCATTACTTGAATAATCGCCTGTGCGATCCCTTGTGTCTCTGGATTCATGGATAGTGCCTCAACGGCAGCCTGAAGTAACTCCGGTGGTAACTGAGGCTGTCTCTGTGCCGTCTGAGGACTCAATAGCATTAAAACATCCCGAATCAAGTCTTCCTCAGCACCCCTTGCCTTCAGTGCTTTCGCAATCTGCGTAATCATTATTGGCGGTAAAGACATGGCTTTTTGCTCCAATATCTTGTCTTTCACCGCATCTGGGTCTCTGAGCTGCAAAATATCTTCTCTCGCCGTTTGATAGTCCATCAATGGCTCATCCTCTGGACCGCGCTTCCCGGTTGCAGCCAAAGACATCATTATCTCCGATTCCCTGTCCCTAGGCATCTTCGGTCTAAATGAAACATGGACGAACCACTTTGGGTCTATGTCTTTCGGCTTGGCCTTCACTGTAAAGAAATCGCCATCTGGCTTATAACCCCTGAAGTCAACTGGTTTTGCTCCTTTCACCGCAAACTGCGAGAGCAACTCCTCACATAGCCAGATGTAACTCTGGTCAAGTAATTCAATTCTGGGACTATAAACAGACTTCGTACCCTCTGCCAGAATACCGAAGGCTGCACCACTCATCGCCTGCTTAGTCCCGCCATACGCCAGTGGATACGGTAGTGTGCTCTGCCCGATGTCCTGGTTTAGAATCTGGTCAATGGCTGCGGTCTCAGGCGGTGCTTTCGGTAGTTCAAGTGCGCTTAGCTCCTCCGCATCATCAACTGATAGCTTGATTTCCTGCCATGTCCTGTAAGGGTCGCTTGGAATAGCCTTGTCACCCCTCTTTGAGTAATGCTTTATTGACCCCACCACTGCCCTGTCTTGAATATCCATTAGCCTAGAGATATTCTTATTCCGGGGTTCATACAAACCTCGAGAGGAAGCCCAGACGGAATCTCCCCTGTACTCCATCGTTGAACTATAGTCCTTCATCTGCATTGTTGGCATAGAACCAACGGACCCTACGAAGCCTGGCACATGATCGATGTTGTGTTCTTTAGGGGATTTGGCAAAGCTATTCTCTATTATTACCGAGTTTCTCTCCTCATCAAAGAAGTTAATAAGAATAGCATCTTTGCCCCTTATGTCAACATCCCACTCAGCCTTAATCTGGGCTTTGGTAGCTTTTCTCTTGTTGGCTTTCCACAGTAGTCCGTTGGGACCTCTCTCCCAGGTAACGTGAAGCGGATCCCAGACCTGAACATCAAACACGGTCTCTTCTTTCAGGAGATAGACAAGTGCTATCAAGGAAACCCAGCCCCTTGAACCAATGAAGAAGTTTAATTGCTGCCTTAATGGCGGTTCTCCTCGGGCACGCATAGTCCTGTCTATCTCATTAAGAGCACCGAAGAGATAGAGTTCTCCAACAGACGCTGCCTTTCTCTCTTTCTCTGTGGCCTTTTCAGGCAGTTTAATCTGTAAAGAGGCCTCGGCCCTATTTGACCCATCCAGGACTTTATCAAAGAAATTCTTGGGAGCACTGGATGTATAGGCGTTATAACCCTCCCTAGTGTTCCCGGAATCGTCTTTGGGAACATACTCCTTCAGAGTGACGAAATCAAAGTCAGCATCCATCCGGGTACGGAGGTCTTCTAGTTCACCCTCTTTCCCTTTGATGACCTCTATTATCTCTTTCTCAGTATCGTACATTTACTTTCCTTCTATTTGTGGCTGGGGTAAATAAAAAAGAAACCGCAGACCTTTTCACAGCCTGCGGTTCCTCCGTTCAGCTAAGTTGGGTTTTATTCTATTTTATGCTACCCATTAGCACACTTCTCTCTTTGCTCACCAGTCGAAATCGGCCATTGTAAATTGCCCACAGCAAGGGCAAACTCTCTCTTTGATTAGTCTCTCCATTTCCTCTTCAAAGATGAGAGCCATTCCTTTCTTAAGTGTATTCTCCAAATAACGGGCATCACCATAGGGATTTTCAAAACGCCCATCAAGAAAATGCTTTCTAGCTCTATACCTGACCCCCACGCAAATAACCCCTTGTTTCTCTGCTATCTGCATTAAGGTTCCTCCGTTGGGCTAGATTATCGTTCTAAATTAGTTCGTTATTTAGCTTTTCTTAAATGGGCAATTCTCCCAGTCATGGGGAGTACATGGGATTCCGAACATGTGTGGTATTCCAGTTTCCATCATCCCCATTCTAGTGCAACACCATAAGTCCCGAGCTTCATAATGGGGATAACAGAACATACATCTATGGTCTTCCTCGATTATCCTTTGTACTTCGAGAATTGGTTTTCCTTCTATCATAGGTTCCTCCTTTTAATCGGGATATGTTCGTTCAATACTTGTTAGCGTTTTCTTACCTGCCCGAACTTGTATTTTGACACTACCATAATCGAGGTATTTATGCCAGTCTATCTTCTCAAGTTGCTTCTTGAGTTCTTCATCCTGACTCTCTTGTTCGGTCATCTACTTGCTCTTGCGCTTCCTTGCAGGCTTCCCAGTGGGTTTCGATAGTTTACTTGACATCCCCCAAATAAGGTAATATAATATCAATATGATTATTAAAGAGTGTCTAATTTGCCAATCCCCAATTAAAGTGTCACCGTCTCAAGCGAACACTAAGAAGACTTGTAGTAAGGCGTGTGACCATGAGTGGCGCAGGCAATCAGGCATGTACAGAGGTTCTAAGAATCCTGCGTTTAAGGGTGGCACAGCCATTTATGGCAATGGGCAAGGTCATAGTTACCGCTATATTCGCGGACAGTCCCAACGTATTGCTGAGCATAGATATGTAATGGAACAACATCTCGGCAGGCAACTTAAGCCCAGTGAAGAGGTTCATCATCTCAATGGGGATAAATTAGATAACCACATCGTGAATCTCGTTATCGTTCCCAAACAAACACATTCTCGTAACCATTTTGCTCTGACAAAACAAATCCAGCAATTAGAGCTTGAGAACCGAATATTGAAGGAACAATTAGCTCTTCTTTCTTGATTTTCTGGCTGGACGACCAGTTGGAACCCATCCGTGCTCTACACCCCTCAGTAATCTGGTCTGCCTCTGAGCCTTAACCTTTGTAGTGCTCTTCGCCTTGACTCCACCCGGTGTGCTAACCCTATATCCATTGACCTTTCTGACTTTTACTGGCATTATGTCACCTCACCCTCTCCAACTAGGTCTCTGACGTGGATTGTCTCTCCCAGTTTGTCGGTGTCTATATCACGAGTGTATATCTTCTCGGTGTTTTCAGGGTCAAAATACCAATCGCCATGCCCTACTAGTATGATTTCCCCATCTTGCATAATTTGCACTGGATTAGTAGGACTCCTCTTACCACAGAGAGAACAATACTGAAATCCTGTCTTTTTATTGGCGACAAGAACTAGACTATGCCAACCTCTTCTGCAACGCCAAGGAACCTTGACCTTTCCCCATCCAGCTACTTTGACTATGTATTCCATTCGTCCTCCTATCGAAACCTGTGAATCTCCGTATATCTGCTCCCTGAAGGAACCTGTGTCGCAAACCCGAACCTACTGACCAGGCCGTATATGCAATACCTCATGCCGTCCATGAGATGGTTGTTGAACTTGACCGGCTCCTCCAGAACTACCTTGTCCTTGTTTACCTTCCACTGATACCCCTGAATCTCTTTTATCAGGTTAACGCTCCCCTTCGTGACCTTGAGCTTCTGCCTCTTGCATAGGTCAATCCCCAGCTTAACGTCTTTCTCAGCAGGAAATATCACATGACCTGCCCGGCTAATCTCCTCTATTCTTTGTGGCTCGGCACTGTCGGCGTAGATGTCCCCCCGCTCCTCGTGCGACAATAGCTCTATGAGGTCTGAGTTCGTTATATGAGGCCTGTAAATCCTCTCCTCAAGGTAAACCTCACGTTCAACAATACACACCTTCACAAGAGCCGTAGGATTCACATACCCGAAGTCTAAGCCGTAAGCCATGGCCTGATATTCCCCAGGCAACGAATCAACCTGCTCATAGTTCGTATATATCAGGTTCTCTAGCCTGCCCCATTCCCCGAGGACGTATATTCGGTAGTAGTTCTCATCCTCGTTGATTAGCTGCTGTAGAACCCTGATATAGTCCCTGTCCAAGAACGGGTTGTCCTTCCACGTGGAATGGATGAACTGAACATCATCCTCATATATCAGCTTCTTAGCGATCCAGTTCTGTTCGTCAATAGGGTTGCAACTCAGGTATATATGATTTGGCTCTGACTCTGTTGTGGGATGCCTCAACCGGAGCTTGAGAACAATGTAGTCCTCGTAAGTGAACTCGTTAGCCTCTTCCATCCAGATATAGTTGAAGTTAGCACTCTTTATCTTCTCTGGTTCGTCCAGGCTGAAGAACTGAATGATATTATCCTTGTAAGTGTAGGTGTTGGCCGTCTTGTTATGCCGATTCGCATTGTATATGCCGTATTGCTTTAAGAGGTCAAGCAGGAGGTCCATAGCCGTCATTCTCAGTGCCGGGAACGTCTTGCGGCATATCCCTATTCTCTTACCGTCCTCTTCAACGAGTTTCCATATCAACAACTGGGCGATAGAATATGACTTCGAACTGCCGGCACCACCAACGTGCAGGATACACTTCTTGGTAGCGTCCCTGGTCTTTCTGACTAATGGGGTATTTTTAACCTCTAATGTCTGTGTCGTCACGATAGTGACCTGTTAATGCCTCGTGAACCATCTCGTATAATCGCTCCATCTGGTAGTGGCAATCCAAAAAGGCCTCCTTTACTTCCTCCTTTGTCATGTCATCGGTGTCCTTACCCCTCCAATAAACCTTCTCTTTTGCCTGTACCATTACGCCTCCTTGACCTCTATTTGAGTCGTCATGTAGCTCCCTCAGTTGCCTGTCTATCATCTCTAACCTCTTCGTGACACGGTATCCATCTTCTGAGGAAACGGTTCCCGACCTATCCAGTTCGATTAGTTCATCTATGCACTTCTTTCTCATCTGCTCCAAAGCGGTCTTCGTCATAATTAACCTCAAGCTGAGTCTGTGTTGTCATTTATTCTTCTTGAGCCTAGCCCTGAGAGCCTTATTCTCGGCCTCTAATCTCTCCACCTGACCATTGAGACGCTGTATCTCCCGCCTCATGGCTAGCATCTCTCTGAAGTTCTTACACATTAGGTCTTGACCAATTCCTCTTCTCTTGCCCGGAATAGAGCAACGATATCTCTGACGATACGCTCTTCAGCATCCTTTAATTCCTCAACCATCGCCTCTAACAGCATCTCCACCTCAAGCTGAGCAGTGTCCCGGATGACGGCCAGTAGTTTTAGTTCGGTCATTTATCCTCCTCTATCCTGATAGCCTTAGTAGACATACTGCCAATAGTTAAACTCTGGATAATACTAGCTTTCAATAACTCTTTGGCCGATTCTACTTGAGCATTAGCAAAATGAGCAGCAAATTCAGGGTCTTCTAAGCGTTCCCGTAAGTTATCATTAAAATTTGTCATTTCACCTCTATTAACGGCCCAACGGCACAATAGCCTGCTTCCATTAAGGGACATTTAGGGCTAGTATTCCCATGTGCAACAGATAAACCGATATGACCACAACTCAAAGACTCCCTCTCCACCTTTATCACTACGCCTTGTGAGTCCTCATATTGGAGGATTTCTTTGGCTATGGCGAATGAGCCAAGTCCTCTGTCACGCCCAGTTGTAACCGTTGTCGCTATCCCTTTCATTATCTTTTCCTGCTTAGTTTTGGTCGTGGTCATCATTCCCCTTCCTGTGAATATGCCGTCACTTTGTCACATTCACGCCTAGTATATGCAACCGAGATGTTGTCACATTTGCGCCTGTCAAGCTATTACGCCTAGCCTGGGACGCACTATGTTGTTTATGTAGTTATTGTCAAACTAGATACTGGTCTTCCGATTGCGTGGCTGGATATGGTGGGATTGCCTTAAAGCGTTGACAGGAAGTGTCAGCAGCAGACTTCATTACCTCAGCTTCAATATACCTGCATATTCGCCTATATATACAACGGTTACACATCTTCTTTCACCTCTCCTTCAATCTCTTCAGGCCGTGTCACCTCTGTCATCACCAGAACCTTTACCGGTGAATCGGCATCACCACCTATCTGAAGAGTTACTGGTCCTTCTACGCGGTCTAGCAATTCCTTTATTGCAGATACATTGCCCTTGAACCGAGTTTCCTTGGCCAATGTAACCATAGCCTCTGCTACCAGCTGGCCATGAGTCTTGCCCTTCCCTGCGTCAAGCTCCAATAATTCCTTCACCAGAGATGTAATACACTTATTCTTTGGCGGTCTGCCATTTGGATTGCCTGATTGCCCTGGCATAAAGCCCTTACCAGTGACACCCCCTAGCTTCTTGTTGACTCGTTGTTTATTAACGGAACGCATAGTTCAGGTCTCCTGTTTTTGAGTAAGGCCGTTTTGCATATTATATATATCTCCTTTATACAGGGAATAATATTCTATATACTACTTACTGTTCAGACTCTGAACAGAGAGGCGGCAAGTATTTGAGGCTAAGGAATACTTGTTAGGCGTAAAGAGGCGCTGAGACCCTGAGTGTAAAATAATATTTAATAGGCACAAAATGAGGTAATGAAAGGGGTTGACACATATGGACAAGGTGTGATATACTTTACCTAGTATCAAAAAGGAGGTTATGAAGGATGGACAACAGAATGAGACAAAGCCTAGACAATTACATTATGGGGACTCATCTGACTAGAGAGGATATGGTTCCGCATAAATGTATTATCTGCGGTGAGGCACGGCTCATTAGGATGCTTTATGATATGGGGGGCTGGTTCTATATCGATGACGATGATGCGTTTTGCCACAATACAGAAATGGAGATTATAGAATCCTAACCCCCTGAATAAAAGAGGAGGTCAGATATGAAACAGACAGTAACCAAACAGGTCAAGAACCTGGACCCTGACATCTACAGAGCTGCAAGGGCAGCAGCAGTAAAAGAAGGTGTAAATCTTGGAGTCTGGATCACTCAGGCTCTAAAGGAGAAGCTAGAGAGGGAGAAGAAATAAAAGGAGGGATTCAGAATGATTTGCCTGGAATTAAGAAAGCGAACTCCAAAACCTTGTGGCCTCCATCCGAAGGCTGGTGTCCAGTATTGCGGATTCCTACGTGGTAGGCAATGCCATGTTGAAGAACACAATCAGGCAGTTAAAACAGCCTTCGATGCTGGTATAAATAGACAGCCAACGCCAGTAGGTCTTATGCCTAGCAATTATCAGCTCCCCAGTGAACGCTAAAAACTGACGCACTGAGAGCGAAATCTACTAGCCTAAAATAGCCGGGAATACTAAACTTCGCCCCGGCTATTGTTATTGTGCTTGCTGCCTGCTGGAGCTGATGACTGCCCGATTTAAGCCCTACTCTGTCATTTACAGGATGGTACTTTCTTATGGGCACCTGTAAATGTGTCTTTGACGCCGCGCCAGCAAGGCAGCAAAATGAAAGGAAAGGAGGAGATGAAAGAGAAAATGGGCACAAGGCACCCACAAAAATAACGGTATCAGATTTCGCTTAGTTTGTCAAATCGTGCCTAGAGTAGACAGTTTATGCAAACTAAAAAAAGTCAATGACTACGAAAACGCTTCATTTGTTTACCCATTTCTGTCCGTCCCAGGTCTTCCCGTATTTCTCTTTCATCACAAACGCCAGCCAGAGTTGTTCCATTGAGGTGAATTCATTAGCCGTGTTTACATACCAATACCAAAAACGACTCAGCAAACTAGCAATCCTTGATTTTTCAGTATCAAGTATTTCGTGTGGCTCAATCATCTCCTTCAACTCGTCTTGTCGGGGAAGCCAGACATCGCTGTGCTTATACCTTGTTTCATACTCATAGTCTACACACGCCACTGATTTCCCGTCCCAGTAGAAACTACCATCGTAGCCCATCTCGTAGTGTAAGCCGAAACCCTTATTAGAGGGATAGGTGCCAATCATTGAGGAATGATGCCAGACGGCTTGTATCTCCTCACAATCAGACATCTTGATGTAAGTCTCTGTTCTATCCATTATTCCTCCTTCTTTCGGTAACGTCTCTGCCTTCGCCAAGCATTATAGCACATTCTCCGTCTCGGCCATCCACTCATATAATTCAGCGCAGACCTGGCAAAGCCGCTGAGCAAGTTCACATCAGTCAGGCCAGATTGAATCTCCTCTAGCAATACCTGACCAGCTTCGCCAGTAGCCTCTAACCTATCTGAGACCTCCCCATATATCTGTGCTGCGGTCTCAAAGGGAGCCTTACGCCTCGCCTGGACATGAACTATCGGGTCAACGTAACTGGTGCCTTCAGGATTGGCGGGCCAATCTCCGGATTTGATAACGTGAAGATGCTCGACTAGCCATAACATTTGCTGTCTCTGGAACACGATTTCTCGCTCACTCCACCAGACATCAACCAATATTCAACTCCATTACCATCTGCTCAGAGGGCTACACATCTTTATCTTTCGGGCTATGATAATAAATTACCCTTCCAATCACACTCGCCAATTTTAGTGCATTTCCTCACTCTGAATTTGCCATCTGAGGCAATGGGGCAAACTGCACTAGCAATATTAAACCTAAACATAAAAATCCTATAGTTGTCATCTTGCTTATTATTAAGACACCAAGCGAATGTCGCAAGGTTGATACCATAAGAGCATTGCATGTTCACATCTGGGTCTACTTCTGGCACTCTGAAGGTTAGTTTCTGTGTATAATTTATTCCACCTTGATAAATGCCCTCTCCCATCGCATCTGTGACCTTATAAGCATAAGCAAATCCTCTTTTGTCTGCCACAATACCAATGTAGGCAAGCCAGTTTAAGCCGTCCAGTATTGTGTTCTCTAGGTTGGCTCCCCGCAGGTCGGCTCCCCACAGGTTGGCTTCCCGCAGGTTGGCTCTCCACAGGTCGGCTTCCCGCAGGTTGGCTTCCCACAGGTT